TCCGTTACCCTTTCTTTATCTGATGAAAAAGATTATAAAGGAGGAGAACTGGAATTTGATTTAAGAAATAAGGATCCAGATAAAAAAAGAAATACTATGATATGTAAAGAAATTAGACCTAAAGGATCTCTGGTAGTTTTTCCTTCTTTCGTATGGCATAGAGTATGTCCTGTGAAAAAAGGATCAAGATATAGTTTAGTGATATGGAATTTGGGAACGCCTTTTAAATGAAAAAGAAAACTAAAAAATCATTAAAACAACTTTGTAAAGAATCAGAAGGAGGTAAACCTGAACCTCTTACTACAGAACACTATTTTTCTTCTCCTGTTTATTGGACCGATAAACCTGAATGGATTAAACCATTGAATATAGCTTCTGACGCTTACATCAAACAAGCTCGTTTAAATAATCTAGATGACATTAAAAAAAGAAATAAAAAATATGGTAACAAGGGAGAACACCCCTGGGTGCATCATTCAACTACGTTGATTAATGATCCTCAATTTAAAGTACTACAAGATTATATTGGAGCAACGGCATGGAATCTACTGGATGGACAAGGATTTGACTTATCTAATCATACTATTTACATTACAGAACTCTGGGTTCAAGAATTTTCTAAAGATGGAGGAGGACATCATACCCTTCATACACACTGGAATGGGCATATCTCTGGGTTTTATTTTTTAAAAGCCGGCCCCCAAACTTCAAGACCTGTCTTTGAAGATCCTCGACCAGGCCAAATGATGAATTTATTACCTCAAAAAGATCCTGCTCAAATAACGTCAGCGTCTTATCAAGTTAATTACAATGTTAAACCAGGGCGTTTAATCTTTTTTAATTCTTATTTACCTCATATGTATAGTGTAGATAATGGATACGAACCTTTTCGTTTTATTCATTTTAATATACAAGCAATTCCTAATGGGGTCTTAGGACAACCTCATCAACCAACATGGTTAGAGAGACAAAAAAATGACAAGAAAAAATAAAATAATACACATGCCTCAGGCTACACAGAATGCTTATGTTAAAACTATTTTAGGACAACATCCTAAAAAACTTCCCGATGATTTCGTGGAAACATTAATCGAAGAGAAAAGAAAACAATTAATAAAGGAGAAACATGTCGTTCAAAAAAAATAAATATAAAGTTTTAAAACAAGCCGTCTCTAAAGAACTCGCACAGTTTGTGTATACCTACTTTTTAAATAAAAGAAGAGTGGCCAGATTCTTTTTTGATATTAAATGGATTAATCCTTTTGCAGAAGAATGGGGAACCTGGAGTGATGAACAGATTCCTAATACTTATTCCCATTATTCTGATCTCGCGATGGATACTTTACTTCAAGGACTTCATACAAAAATGGAGAAAGAAACTGGATTTAAGTTACAACCCGCTTATTCCTATGCCAGAATTTATAAAACAGGAGACATCTTACACAGACATAAGGATCGTTACTCTTGTGAAGTCTCTACGACTTTAAATCTAGGAGGAGATCCCTGGCCTATTTATTTAGAACCCTCTGGTAAAACGGGGATGGCAGGAATAAAAGTAAACTTAGATCAAGGAGATATGCTCATTTACATGGGCTGTGAATTAGAACATTGGAGAGATCCTTTTCCTGGTAAAGATTGTGGTCAAGTTTTTTTACATTATAATGATAAAACGAAGAAAACGGCTAAAGACAATCTGTATGATAAACGACCTTTTTTAGGTCTTCCTGCTTGGTTTAAAGGTTTTAAGTTGCCAAATAAGAAAAAATAATATATAAAGAAGCTCGGCGTGGGGGATTCTTTCCACCACAAAGGTCTTCTACGCCTCTTCATAAGCAGTTGAAATCCCTCTCGATCTAGTATAATTTAACCATAAACGGATTTTTCTATGCTACATAAGATCAGATTAGTACCAGGATTAGATAAACAGTCCTCCGATACAGGGGCCGAAGGTAAATGGGTTAATGCAGATTACACTCGTTTTCGTTATGGCTTTCCCGAAAAGGTAGGAGGATGGGAACAACTTGTTAATTCTAATCTTATAGGCGCGGGCCGTGATCAACACACATGGGTTGATTTAGCGGGTAATAAATACGCTGCCATTGGTACCAATAAATGTCTCTATATATATTTTGAAGGAGCGGTCTATGACATCACTCCTCTTGATACCTCTAGGGAACAAGCTTCAGCAACCTTTACTTTTGATGGTACAACCACAGTTACTATAACAACCTCCACGGCCCACGGAGCAGAGGTCGGGGATATCATCTTATTAGATGCAGTGAGTCTGCCTGGAGGTACAGGATTAAGTAATAGTGATTTTGAAGATAAACTCTTTGAAGTTCAAAGCGTTCCTTCTGCAACTACCTTTACTATTACGAGTAGTTCTTCAGGTTCCGCAGCCAGCGGAGGAAGTACTACGGTTAAATTTTATTATGTGATTGGCCCTGTTAAACAAACGTATGGCTATGGTTGGGGAACTAATACCTGGGGTGGTCAAAATAATCCAACAACCAACAGTACATTAACTGGGCCTTTATTAAACGACAGCGCAGGAACCGGAGGAACAGGAACCAGTATTACTCTAGCGAGTACAGCAGGTTTTAGTAGCTCTGGAACTATATTGGTGGATAGTGAACTTATTACTTATACCGGAGTATCCGGTAGTGATCTCACTGGAATCACTCGAGGCACTAATGGAACATCGACCGCGTCCCATAGTAATGGAGCAACGGTTTATGATGCAACCAACTGGGTGGGTTGGGGCAGTGCCAGTACGTCTTCTAATATTGTAATTGAACCGGGTCAATGGCGATTAATTAATTATGGTGAAAATTTAATTGCTCTTATCCATAATAAAAGAATCTTTCAATGGGAGCCTTCTATTCCTAATCTACAAGTTCGAGCCGTAGCCGTAACAGGAACAGAAGTTCCAACGGCTTCTAGAGATTTGGTGTTATCTACACCTGATCGTCACTTAGTATGTATAGGAACTGAAACCACTTTACAGAGTTCTACCACTCAAGATGATATGTTTGTGAGATGGTCGGATCAAAACTCAACTACTACATGGACTCCTACTAAAAATAATACAGCCGGCAGTCAGCGACTGACCGATGGCTCTAAACTAATGGGAGGGATTGTCGGAAAGACAGCGGTTTATTTATGGACGGATACTGCCATGTACACCATGAAATTTATTGGACCTCCTTTAACTTTTGGTTTTACTCAAGTCGGAACTAACTGTGGTATGTCTAGTCAACACGCAGCAGCCGAGGTAGATGGTATCGCCTATTGGATGGGTCCTACTGGATTTTATAGATACAATGGAGGCCGAGTAGAATTAATGCCATGTCTGGTTGAAGATTATGTCTTTGAAGATATTAATACTAATGCTAATCAACAAATTCATGTGGCCGTGAATGCTCTCTTCGGAGAAATCACTTGGTTTTATCCAAGTTCAGGATCCGATTATGTAGATCGATCGGTAACTTTTAACTATATGGAATCTAATCCTGAAAACCAAATTTGGACAACTTCTTCTTTAGCTCGTTCAACATGGACTATTGAAGGAGTCTTTAGTAAACCTTATGCTACTGAATTTAAATCCGGGGTAACCCCTACTTATCCAACCGTTCTTGGAGTTTCTAATGGGGCAAGTTACTACTGGAAACAAGAAACAGGAACCAATGAAGTATTTTATGATGGAACTAAAAATGCCATCGCGGCTTATGTAGAATCTGGAGATTATGATATTAGCCGCCAAGAAGGATTACAGGGTCAAGGAGAATTTATGATGAGAGTTTCTAGAATTATTCCAGACTTTGGAGCTCAAACCGGAGATGCCAAAGTGTATTTAAACTCTAAGGCCTTTCCAAGTAGCGCTGCGGTCTCTACTTCTTATGTAGTAACCACATCCACTACTCAAGTCTTTACTAGAAAACGAGCAAGACAAATTGCTCTTAAGGTAGGTAATGTAGGTACCGATGAGAGTTGGAGAATGGGAACGTTTAGATTGGATATTCACGCAGGAGGAAGAAGATAATGGCAAAGATAGCAGAAGTTATAGCCGATATATTAGGACCCGATTTTAATAGAGAAAATGTTCAAAATTTAGCGGACAATGTAGGGTCAGTAGTTCAAAAATTAAATACTACTTATCAGCAACAGCTTATTGATGAGTATGAAGCCTTTACTTTGTTTACAAGTTAAGGTAAAATAGAGGAAAAGAAGAAATGGCTAACGTATATAAAAATAATATTAATGTTGTTGCTACAACAAACATTCAAACCCTTTACACATGCCCCGCAGAAACGGTGGCATTAGTAAAATCTATCGCTGCTTATAATGCCCATGCATCAGCGACGGCGGATTGGACTTTAACTTTATATGATTCAAGTGCTACCGCTAATGTAGTCTATGCTAAAGCAGCTAGTACAGCGGCGGCCGGAAAAATAGAATTTTTAGAAGGGGATTCCAGTACAGTCATTGTACTTGAAGAAAGTGATGCTATTAAATTTACCACAACAGTAACCAGTGCTAATGTATCCATTAGCGTCTTACAACAGGATAGAACATAATGCCTTTTAAAGAAGATGGAAAATTTGTAGGTTACAAAGAAATTAATGGAAAGAAAGTTCCTCATTATTTAGCCGAAACTGAAGTAACGTTAGTTAATAAAGTAACAGGAAAAGAATATATGTCCGATAAAGAAGCAGATGATGATATAAAAAATCCTAATACAGATACCGTGAAAGATCATATACGAAGACATGTGAAAGTAACTGTGCCTAAATTAGTGATGGGAAGTGGTACATCAAAATAATGGATCCCAAAGGTGGTACGGAATTACAGTTCGATGAACTTAAGAAAAGACTCCCAGAACATTATTGGGAAAAAATTAATATTACCACTTCAGTTCCTGAAAAAACTCCTATTCAAAAAGGTCGACTCAATATTTTATGGATAAAAAATTCTTATGACCAACCCAATGTTAAACCCTGGTTTGAAAAACCGGAGAATCATATTAAATATGATTGGTATATTTTTAATTCTCATTGGACTTTTGAAAAGTATAGGCTTTATTTTAACGTTCCTACTTCTCGTTGTCGTGTTATTAAAAATGCCTTACCCACTCGTCAATGGTTACAAAAAGCCATCTATAAAAAAGATCAGCCTTTAAGATTAATTCATTGTTCTACTCCCTGGAGAGGATTGAATGTCCTTTTAACCGCTATGCATTATGTCAAACATAGAGATATTCAACTCGATGTTTATAGTTCTACTCAACTTTATGGAGATGAATTTAAAAAGATGAATGATAAACACTATGAACCTCTTTATGAGCATGCGAGAAAAATGGATAATGTGAATTATCTAGGTTATTCCCCTAATAAAAGGTTAATTACTGCCATGCAGGATACCCATGTCTTTGCCTACCCATCTATCTGGGAAGAGACATCTTGTATTTCTGCTATCGAAGCCATGGCTGCAGGAAATATTCCTTTGGTCACTAATTTTGGAGCGTTGCCCGAGACGTGTGGAGACTATGGATTTTATGTTCCTTATGATACCAACCCTCAAACGTTAGCCCGAGAGTACGCGGCCTATCTAGAATATATTAAAAGAATTTTACCTACTGAAGCTATGCAACAACAAATAGAAAATCAAAGACAGCATTTCATTCATTTTTATAGTTGGGATCAACGTATTAAAGAATGGATAGCTTTTTTAAATAATGCTCTTCAAGCAAAAGGAATTTCTCATGAAGCCGGGTGAAGGTATTCTAACTCAAGAAGCGTTTAAAGGCACTAAACTTCATCCTCAAAACACTATTGATGGAACTAAACTATTGGACCAACCGGAGATTAAGATTGAAGAAAATTCTTTATTTATAGTGACTCCTTGTATGGGAACACTTATGTTATCTTACGTTAAATCTTTATTGGAACTTCAAACCATTTGTTTTCATAAAGGTATTTCTACTAAAGTTCATATGGTTCAATCCTCTTTGGTAACTCAGGGAAGGAACCTATGTGTGCAGGCTTTTTTAAATTCCCGTATGTCTCATATGTTATTTGTAGATTCAGATATTGAATTTGATCCTACTTCTATTCCTACGATGATGGACTTTGATAAGGATATTGTTTTAACTCCTTACCCAATGAAGGTGTTTAATTGGGACAAGGCAAGAAAGGTAGCTCAAAAATCAGGGAAACCTATTGAAGAATGTCCTCATCTTTATTGTATAGATTTTCCAGATAATAATAATATTGAAAGTAAAGGTGGATTAGTTGAAATTGTAAAGGGCCCTGCCGGCTGTATGTTGATTAAAAGAACTGTATTTGAAAAGCTTATTAAGGCTTATCCCAATAAAAGAATTAAACAAACTCAACTTATTAATGGTCTCATGGCCACCAGTGAAAACATTTATAACTTCTTCGATACCTATTTTGACCCTATTACTGGAGACTTTTTAGGCGAAGATTATGCCTTCTGTAAACTCTGGACAGACATAGGAGGTAAGATATATGCTAATGTAGACGCGTATATTACGCACTATGGAACCCATGGTTTTCGTGGAAGATTCATTGACGAAGGCAAAAAAGTAAAGTAATACTATAAGATACAGGGATTTTTCAGGATTTCCCTTCAACCTGCTTGCATACATTTACAAGGAATTTATATGGGATTATTTAAATCTATAGGAAAAATCGCTCGAAGTATCACTAAACCACTTAAGAAGGTCGTTAAAAGTCCTTTAGGGAAAGCGGCTTTATTAGCTGGTATAGGTATCTATGGACCTAAAATGTTTGGTACTCCTAATGTAGGATTCAAAGGAGGATGGGGTCAACTCGCAGGTAAATTACCTCCATGGTTATATACACCTGGGGTGGAAGATCCCATAAGTGGTAGTCTGAAGAATAGCATTCCAGCCAAAGGAGTTCTTCCAGCAATTGGAAAATTTGCTAAGAGCCCTGCAGGAATAGCTACGCTGGTAGGTGGAACAGCGTTAGCCGCTGCACCAAAATTAGAAGAGAAAATTGATATCGATGTAGACAGTGCAAAAGGAGATACAGATTACCGAGCACTGGCAGAATACTATGAACCTGAATGGACCCAATGGTTGATTGATCAAGGTTACAGTGCAGAAGATGCATCACGAATGGCTAATCAAAGATTGTTCAGTTCTCAAGGTGGAAGAATAGGATTTCGTGTAGGTGGAGGCAAAGGTATGTCTGAAACTGAAGATACTGGAATGCCTGTTGGTAGCTCGGGGGCTAATTATGGTGGTGGAAATACTGGAGGAGAAGGTAGAAGCAGAATTCAAAGTGAAAGACAAGCAGATTTTACAGCCAATCCAAAAAATTATAGAACCGTAGATCGTGGTGGCCACTTACCTAATCGAGGTGGAATTTTCGGCAACGTTAGATCTAATCTGATAAGAGGCAGAGCCGAAAGAGAATTACTGAATCGAATGGGTTTAGCCAATCGAGGAAACCTATGGGGTATCCTTGGGAAAAAATCTCCAGATTTATGGGCTCGTCAAACCGGCAATCCTCATTTAGAGTATAGCGAAGAAGACATTAATAGAATTACAGAAGTTCAAGATTATTTTAAGCAAGGACAAGGAAATTTTAATATAACTCAAGATCAATACTATGATATTTTTCCCAGAGATAAACCTCCCATCGATACCGGTGGTGGTGGAGAAGGACAACCTTACATCTGGCCTCATGGAAATGTAGGGGCAG